AATTAAATCTGCTTTAAAAAAACAATTAGTTAAAAAATTTACTAAATCAAAAAAGAAAAAGGAGGCTGCGTAATGTTAGAAATAACTAGAATTGCTACAGACAATTTAAAAAAAACTTACTATGTGCAAGGCATGGGTAAGTATCTTGTTTGTAAATTTCACGATGACAATCATTGGGTTATTTATAAAGGCACAGACAAAAACAAACTTTCAGACAAAAAATTTGGAGGTTTAGATAGTGCTTTAGAAGATTTACACGACAGACAAATAGATCATTCTGTTTATTCTGATTTATGTAAAGATAAATATGGTACTAGAGCTGCTTGTACTTCGAGAGATTGGATTACTTTTGCCTATGGTACAAATCAAGAAATCAAAAAACTTATGGAGGCTGCTTAATGGCAAAAAAAGTTGTTTACAATCTAGCTCCAGATCCCGTCACTTCTATAAAAATTTATGAGTATGACAGATCTGGAAAACCAATATTGGTAAGAGAAGAAGATCCACAAACTGGTAAAGTTTATAAAATTACTGGTGGTCCCAATGACAAGTGTATTATCAATGGCAACTCATGGAAAGAAAGTGAAATTAAAAATTGAAAAAGAAACCCTTTTGGAAAAAACCATTATTAATAACTAAGAAAACTACTACCCAGGATCCAAAGGATAAAGACACTACCTGGGTAGAGTTAGAAGTTTACAATCCATACAAGGAGAAAGGAAAACGTGGAAACAAGAATAGCTAAGAATGGAAATAAATATAAAGTTTATGCAAAGGTAGGTGGTAAAGTATTTACTGTTGGATCTTTCCCTATTAATAAAAAAAGAGAGGCAATCAAATTTGAAAAGGATTGTTTAACAAAATCACTAGATGAGCTGGGTATAAAAATGGAACCAGTTAAGACTAATAGAATTACTTTTGACTATGCTTTTAAAGAATACTTTAAATCTATAAATTCAGAGCCAGATCTAGAATCTAAGACTAAAGATGGATATATCTCTATATTGGAGTCCCATATCCAGCCGTATATTAGCAAAACGTACCTAGATGAGTACAAGGCATCAGATTTTAAACATGGCGCTCTAAGCACTAAGCATGGCTTACTAACGAGCTGTAAGGTATCCAATGGTATCAGAACCAAAGAAAAGATAGGTAAGCTTGTAGTCAATAGAGCATTAAGATATTTCAAAAACTTTTTGATCTTTTGTAAAGACCAGGAATGGAACATAGAGATTGAAGAGATCTTAGCATTTGAATTTCATCCTAGACAATTAGAAAACAGAGCTGCACCTAAAGATAACTGGCTGCCTAAATCTAATGAAGTCTTTAATATGATTAATTCAGAAACACACCCAGGTAAAAAAGCATGGGTCCACATGTTAGCAGAAACTGGAATAGAGCTAAGCGCTGCTCTTGGTGTTTGCTACGAGGATGTTTACCAGGATGAGGAGCAAGGATTCTATGTGATCGATGTTAAACACTCACTGGATGGAGATAGTATTTTTAGACCAAACTATTTAAAGACAGATAAAAGAAAAAGACAGGTTCAAATTACTGCAACATTGTATCAGTTATTAAAAGCCTGGATGGATATACAAATTAATCCTAAGACTTTTGCTAGACAATACAGAAGAGTCTTTCCATACAGAAAAGAATATGCTGCAGATGTAGTTAAGAAAGCAGCTGCTAGAGTTGGAGTCGAATGGCACAAGGGAGCCTCTCCTTTTAGAAAGTTTAGCGCATCAGTTATGTACGCTAAGAGAGTCTTGGATGATGCCTCATTCGCTGCAAGATATGGATGGGAAAAAGAATTGAAAACATTTAAAGGTTTCTATCAAAAGCCTTTATCTGATTTGAATAAAAACAAAAGAACCGCTGCACTAAATAATCTAATAACCAATGGAGGAGCTAATGATTATTAGCGCAATACTACTTGAGAAAGCAAATATAGCAAAAGTTATGTTTGCGATGAGACACTTAGATAAGATCATTAAACATGGAGACGGATCTGTTAAAACGATTCCAAATGTTAAGACGCAATCTAAGATAGCAGAAAAACAAAACGTGACATTCCAACAGATACAGAAGTACGAGAAAGCAGCTAACGGCATATCAGCTGATAGGCTATTCTTCTTATGTAAAACTGAGGGATATGATATTAATAAATTTTTTGCTGGTAAACCAGAGGATCTACTTGCCAATATAGACCATACAAAACATGGCATGATCCACAAGAAATGGAAAGAGATAGATCTCAATATCCAGGAAGAGCAAAGGCTGCAAAGAAATTATGCTCCGATGCTGCCAAAGCTTGAACGAGAAATGGCTTACCAAGATACTTTTAATAAGTCTTAAGCAAAAAAAAAGGCGGGGATTCTTATCCCCGCTTACACAAATCCTACACAAATAAATTCACTAAATCAAAAAAGTTAGATAAATGGTGCGCCCTGGAGGATTCGAACCTCCGACCCTCGGTTTAGAAAACCGACCATTAAATCTAATACTATTATTTGCTATCAACAGAAACAACCTGTTTTAGATTAAAAAGTATTAGCAAATATACCTATACAATAAGCTTTATTTTACAATCATGTTTCAGTTTGAAACATAATTTTTACACAAGTTTAACACAAGTTTATTTAATTATTCTTTTGTATCCACATCTCTTACATTTTCTTTTAGATCCAGTATTGATATTACACTTACAATACTTGGGTTCCATCCAACCAAATAAGAAATTAGAAAAAGTGTCTAGAGCTGCAAAGCAATTATATATAAATCTATCTATCATTATTCCATTATTAATTTTTTGATTGAGTATGAGCCGTCTATATTTTTTTCAAGCTCAGCTTTTGTTTTAATACATCTATATTCTACATTGTTTGATACAGATCTGTTCGCCAGGCGTTTACCTTTTAAACAGCTGCTTAAATCAATTTGTATTCTTGCCTCCTTGATCTCATTGTTGACCAGGAGTAATAAAGCTATAACTACTTGTTCCATCAATGGGTCCCGTTAGCTCTTACTTTATCTTTTATATTTTCAAGACTTTCTTTTATTTTTTCTATATCTTTCATAGCGTAAGTTATGTTGACATTGTTATTTCTCATAAGTTCCATCTCTCCCTGGATACTTTCTACTTGAGACGCTAAGTGTTCTAGCAGCATAAATTGTTCTTGATCCGTTGGGAGCTGCTCAGATTTTTTTAATAGATCTGCCTGGTGTAATTCTCTTGAAGTCTCTAAGCTTGTTAGCCTGGCTGTCAATTCTGTATAACCAATAATTCCTAAACCAACGGCTACACATAATGCAATTAAATTCCTTAACGGAAGAGAAATATTAGTGTTGTCATTTATTTTCATCTGCCTTGACCCTTGTATCTTGTAAGTTTCTGTTGACGTTTTTCGTTTTTATTTTTAGATTTTTTATGTGCGCCTGGTCCCCGCTTCTTAGGTTTATCCCTTGGTATAAAGTGTGTAAACTTTTGCTTAGCCATTTACTTTTTCTTTCGATCAAGAACAGACTTAGTAACTTTGGAACCAAAGCTTGCAGTGAAAACTATAATAACCAGATACCAAACTGAGTCTGGCAAATCATTAATTATAGATACCCACTCTCTAAAATTATCTCTAGTACCTGGAAACCAACCAGTAGTCAGCATCCCGATTAGCCAGAACATTAACACCTCATCCTTGATCGAGGTATCCTGGCTTTTGATACGAGCTAGATCTGTATCCTTTGCAGCCTCAATTTCAGCAGCTCTAATTGTTTTAACTTTTTCTGCACGATGTTTTAAATATTCAGATCCTTTATTTAATACAAGTTTTGTGACAGGATTATTAAATATCTTTAATAGATGGATCATGCGCAGCTCCTCATAAGCTCAGCTAGATCTTCACATCTTCTAGTAGTTTGTTTATGCCAGTTGGAATCAAGCATCTCATCCGCAGCTTTATTATAATCTGCAGCTCTAATACCCTCCCACATTTTTTTAAATTTGCTAGTACGAGGTTTACCAAGTTGGAAACACATCTCACAAATTATACCTCTAACTGTAGAAAACTTTTCGTTAGGATCTATTTCTTCCAGCAGCTCATCAGCAGAAGTGAGAGCAATTTGAAAGTCTTTATCAAACACAGCATCAAGCTCTTCTTTAGAATATTCCACACCCTCAACAAAGTTATCGGTAGGTAATACCAAATGACCATAACCAATAGTAGCGAAACCCAAGCTATCGGAATAGACAGAACGCCTAAACCCCTCATGTTGTTTGATTCTTTCTTTAACATCATCCATAAATCATTTATCCTTTTCTGGGTCAAAGTTAAGAATTTTGACACCTAGTTTATTTTGCTCTTTTGTTTTAGCTCGATAGATCTTTGTTCCAGATCTTCGATAGTTTTGAGTCTTAACGTCATAAGCTTGGTACTCCCCTGTTTTGATGTTAAGCGTAAGTATATCGATTGGTCCACGACCACCTGCAGGAATAAAAACAATTAAGTTTGGATCCTTTGCAAAATGAGATTGAGCAAGCAGCTCATTCGATAAGCCTACGGCAGCGGTATTTCTATTTCGTGAAGTAGTAAAAGATCGAGCCAAGTAAACCTCCAATTAATATTATAATTGCAGCGGCACCTTTACCCCGATTCATATCGGCTTTTAATTCTTTAACGTCTTTTCGCATTTCATCTAATACTTTAAAAATAGTTTTCATGCGCTCCTGGCAAACCTTTTCATGGTAAGATATTTTTAAAGCATTCATATCTTCTTGATTTTTAGATGTTGTTTTACGTTTACGCGTCACTTACTTTCTCCAAAGTACACGAAAACTTTATATAAATTTCGTGCTTGTTAGTTTCTTTTTTACCTATTTGTTTTAGTTTATTTGCAGACTCTTCATAACCAGCTTGTAGGCAATCATAGTGTGTGTCGTGATATGATAATGGATGAGGATCCAAACACATAGAATTTACGCTGCTGCACATAAACATTATGAGCAGCACTTTCATTATAAACCAGTAGCGACTTCGCTATACTCTTTTGGAGTTATCTTTTTTCTAGGCATTATTATCTAACGTAAAAAGCTACTGTTGAAACACTATCGCCTG